TTTTTATCGGCTGCCGTTGCTTTCCACGCTTTCATCGTGCGGGAGAGCTCCCGCTCCAGGATGCAGAGCGTATGTATAGCGCCGTCAAAGGCGGGATCATAAACGCCAAGAGTTCTGAGCTGATCGGCGTAAACTTTTTCTTTGCTGGCCATGCGTCCGCATTCACCTCCGCGTTTCAGGCCCGCGCCCGGCCGCACGGGCGCATCTCAATAGCTTTTTTCTGTTTTTCGGGTTTCGGCCCCAAAAATTCTCCCCCGAAAATTTTCCGCTGCGTGTGCCGAGACTTCCCCGCCCAGCTGCAAGCTCCCCTATCACGTCACTCGGGAGGTGGGGGGGTCCTGTTTTTCCAGTAGGTTCCGAGCGCTGTGAGCTTTCGTGTCAATCGATCATGCATCCGGTCATGATTTTCCGCAGTCAGGCTGACCAGGTTCCACAAGCAATAGGCGTACTCCGGATAGTCCTCCGCAGGCCAGATGTGGTGTACTACCTCTGCTGGATCCGCTTTGCCGTAGCGCTTTGCCTCCTGGCAGCGGTAACCGTCACGGCGCAGGGCGCGTTCACGCAGGCGGCGCCAACGTTTGTTTTTTTGGCTGTAGTCAAAGGCCATCAGTTCACCTCCGGACGTAAAAAGAGCCGGAGCCAG